GTACCTGCGTCCAATAACTGTCTTAATGCAGTAGTTGCTGTTCTAGACAAACCACCAATCATATGAATTAAACCAAAACCATAAAAACCCATTCCAGGTAAAAACTTAAAGTGTACAAAATATTCTTGTTTTTTCTTTAATGGATCTTCTGCTGCATAGTTTCTTCTAATAGATAATATTTCTCTACTTCCAAGTTCTAGAGTTACAATATATGGAAGTCTAATTCCTGTTTCTTCTCCAGTAGAATCTTTGTCTTCAAAACCTTCTAAGTCTAAGTCAGTGTGAACTTCTAGAACAGTAAATATATCTTCATCTCTAGTTCTTTTAACACCTTCCAATTCTCTTTCTTTTTTCTCTACTTCTGTTTCTTCATTGTAGCCCGGTTGTAATTCTACATCAACATAGAATCCAGCTACCTGTTTTTTTCTTAAATCATTTTCTGACATTTTAATAACATGAATAACTGCTTCCGAATCTGAAATAGAGGTTGCGGTATAAGGGACCAAAATATCATCAGCGGGTACGAATTTTGAAACGGCTCTACCAAGTAGTTCATCGTAATAAACTTTCTTAAACGCAGAGCCGCTGAGAGGTAAATAAAAAAGCATTTGATCGAACTCGGGTTCATACTCTTTCATCACATCCATGAGCTGATAGTTCATGAATTCTTTGACTCTAACTGACTGGTCTTCTTTTTGTCTATTGGCTAAACCAATGACTCTAGTGTTTACCGGACCAGTAGCTGGTAGTAATTCTTTGTAAGCTTGCGCTTGAAATTGTGTAACGGCTTCTGCAAGAACTGGGTGAGTTGCACCTGAAGCTCCTTGGAAAGGTTGAGTGGGGTTTTCATATTTGAATCCTAAAAGGTCTAATCCTTTAGTATAAGAATCTTCCCAGTCAGATCTAGCTGATTTATAAGTTGAATAATTTTCTGCTAATTCTGAACCTAGTTTACCTAAAATACTTTCATCTAATAATTCTGCTAAGTTATCTCCGTGACCTTCTCCGCCCGGTTGATTAACTGCTGAGGGATCAAAATTAATTGTAGCACTACCATCTTCTTCTTGGGTAATATCAATATCCTCTGGTCCAACTTGTGCTTCAGCTGTTTCTTGTTCTGATATTGCTACTTCTTCGTCGCTAGGTGTTTTAATTTCTGTCTCTACGTTTGGTAGAGCTTTGTCCATATCTGCCATTTATATTCTCCGAGTTCTCTATTGTTGTACTTTGTTTTAAAGGAACATTCAACCCCTGTGAGTCTGGTCCTTTTAATGGTGGAATTTCCTTCCATTTAACATGCTCCATATTTTTAACAAGTGTTTTATTTTTAACCGTCATCGAATAACCCCCTTCCTGCTTTTTTATTTTGATACATTTCATATCCACTTATTCCAGCCGATATTCCAAGACCCGGTAATCCAAATCTTCTTGATACTGTTTTAAGCATTGTAGGACTTATACCTAATCTCATTATATTTGCCATTTTTGGTCCAGCAAAACGTGTTGCTTCTTTTGATAAAGATCCTGCAAATGCAGGGCCTAAATAATTTAATGGGTTTGTCGCAACTTCACCTAATGAATCTCCATCAGCGATTTGTTGACCGATGTATAAAGGTTCAAGAGCTAACATCCCTAACGGTGTTCCCGTAGCCGCTAATCCTTTTCCAAAGACCCCGGACAAGGGACCGAAGGCTGCTCTAGCTGGACTAACTCTGTTTTTAGGAATAGGTAATTTATCTGCATCTAAACGGGGACCACCTAAAGGACCTTTCCTAACTCCTGATCCAGTTCTTTGTCTGTATAATTCTGCTCCACCCGGTACCATACCTGCTGCAGTCACTGCACCGATAGCCGGCAGTTGTGCATCACCAAATGCTGTAGTTCTTTCCTCTAATCCAGAATCTAACACAGGTTGAGTCAACATATCAATTAACATATTCTTTTGTTGATCTTCATTTGATAAATAAGTTGATGGATCATCATTTCTAAATTCTTTAACAAGTCCCGCGGTTGCGGCACCGGCTGCAGCGAACGCTCCAAACCTTCCACCTTTTTTGGCAACAGATAAAAATTTACTTGCTGCGTTTTTTACTTTGTTTAATGGCCCTTCTTCATAAGGAATTTTAGTTACTTCATCAGAAAATCTAAGAGGTTCTTCATCAAAAGCTCTAGCTACTTCTTCACCACAACCAGTCCCTTTAGCAAACATCATACGTCCACCTCTAGATTTAAAACCAACTAGTCCACAAATTGTTCCACCTCTTTCACCTTGTTCTATTAATAACTTTCTTAATCCAGGTTGGTCGGCTTTAGATGTAAATTTTAAACTTTCATTAAATATTTGTTCACCACTAGTAGCTTGTTTACCTACCATGACTCCATCTACATTACTTCTTATGCCACCAATATCTTTATTGATTCTTTCTATCTCAGTACGAAATGCATCCATGTCTCCTGAGTTTTTAAATTTTGTTTCAGCATAACCCATTGCTCTATTAGCAGCTCTTAAAGAAGATTCAGTTGTATACGGATCTTTTCCTACACCAAAAGGATGATGAACCTCTGACATAGTAAATCCTTGTAATTTTGATTTTAAATAATTATCAACCTCTGCTGGAGTAGGGATTTCAGCTACTTTCCATTTAGTTCTACCTCTACTTGTTTCTACAGGAAGGGTTACTAATTCATTAATTAAAATTTTTCTTCTAAATGTTTCTTTTAAACTTTGACCATCTATTTTTTCCGCACCCATTGCTTGTTGAGTATTATAAGCATCAGTAGATTGTTTAAAAAAACCTTCTCCAAAAACTTTATCTATTTGTTTGGCAAAACTACCATTTTTACCAAAAGTAAAAGTTGGGTTTCCAGGTGCCTCTATATCTTTGAATTTCACTCTTTTCCAAGCTGGAACACCTGCTTCATTTAAGGAACCCCATTTAACTTTACTTGAATCTTTATCCCTTGGAAGCTTACCACCTGCAAACTCACCAACAATTTTTATACGATCCCCTCTTTTACTGGCTCTGTATAAACTTGCCCATAATTTTCTTTCATTACTAACTCCAGGGGGAAACCCTCCGATCTTTTCTTGCGATTTTAAAAATCTTCTAATTCTATTGGCCTCCATTCTCCAAACATTTTGACCATCAATTGTTTTAGTTGAATCGGGATTAGCTTTAAGCCAGTTTTCTCCATTAGAAAAATTTCTAATAGTTTTTTCGTTTTCTGACATTGGTATAAAAGTCTTTGCCTCTCTCGCTTTTATTCGTGAAGCATTACCTAAATCATTGGTTACAGTTTTAATTGTTTCAATGTCTTCGGGTTTTATTAATTCTTTAACTTTTAAAGTATCAAAAAGTTTTTTTGCTGCAGCTTCTCCTTTAATATCTTTTTTTAAAGATGGTGCTCTATCTCCATCAGCAAGATAGTTTCTTAATTGCATACCAAATTGATTGTTAGAACCAAATAACTTAGCCCAATTGTCAGTAGTAGGGTTAGCAAGGAATTTTTCTAATTTTTTAAAGCCTTCTTCAACACTAGTTTTATTTTGACCTAACCTTACACCGGCACCAAAAGTAAAACCTTTTGGTAATGATATATCTCTTCCAAAAATTCTATAAGTAATTGTTCTGTTATTTTTTGTTTCTAAAGATACCTTTGCATTATATATGGATTGTGTTTTCTTTTTATTCGCTCTTTCTGTAGGAGTCATCTCGGATACTTTCTTACCCATTACAGCTCCAGGATTTTAGCTAGTCCGCCTTTTGCATAACCGGCTCTGCCGCCTTTTGCTGCATCGAATGTTTTAGGCGAATAGTTCATTAACTCTGTTCTTTGTGCCATGTTTTTATCAAGGTATATTTGTAAAGCTATTTTCTGTTGGTCGCTTGGAAGGCTTGCAATTCTAATTGCTTCCTCTCTTGGAATGTTTAATTCACTCACAGCTTTTTCTACATTTAATGTAAACATACGAGGGGCTGTAGTTGTTTCAAATGTTTTAAATTTTTCACCTTTAGATGTTTCGCCATCAACAAGTTTCATACTTTGACGTTTAAACTCTGGTATGTTCTCATTAACGATACCTCTTTTTACAGCATCTTTTCTTCCATCTAATCCACTGAACTTAGTAGCATCAGCCAGAACTGCATCTTTATTTAAATTACCATTTTTGTCAAACAAAGGACGTTCCATTTTTCCTGCTTTAATTTTCATTGCTGCTCTAGTTCCTGTCTCACTTACAGCTAGTCCATAAAGTTCTGATCTTAAAGCATCATCTAAATCATCAGCTAATAAGTTTTTAAATAGTTTTGGATTATTTTCTACTAACGCATCAACAACTAATTCAGCATCGTATTTATAATCGTCTGTTGGAAAAATATCATCTGCTGCTTTCTTAATCATCTTGTCATTTATTTTTGACAAAATAGTTTTACCAGCTTTACCACCAATTCTTAAACCCTGTCTAGTCTCTAATCCTGCAAGTCCACCGTCGGCTTTTCTACTTCTTAAAGCATTTAGTGCAGCTTGTAGGTCATCACCTACTAGTTCTCCGGAATCTATTATTTCTTTCAGAGTTCCTTTTCCCATTGAATTTACATTGTTTTGGAATTCTTTACCTTTTTGGTATCCAAATGAATATGTTCCATCTGATAAGTCGTCTACAATTTTAGCCGTCATAGTATCAAAACCTTCTTCATTAGGTCTTAGACCTCTTGCGTCTTCTACATTATTTAATATTTTTTTAGTAAAGATTGCAATCTCTTCAGTTGTTCCACCTTGTGGAATCATCTCAGCGATTCTCGGTCCAAAATACTTTTGTACTAGAACTAATGGATCACCTTCTGCTCCGCCACCGCCTTCCATAATGTATTTAAAATCTTCTGCTGATATAACATCATCTAATTTTGTTGTCGGATAATCATCTCCAACTTTTAAAGTATTGACTAAAAATTCTCTAGCTGCTGCAGTCTTACCTGGAAGGTCACCCTTTGCAACACTTGCCATGATCCCTGCTTTATCGCTTGCAATACTTGCATCAATAGCTTGAGGTGTCATTCCTACATCATCTAAAAGTGTTCCAACTCTATTTTCTATATCACCCCTCATTCCACCAATTCTATTTTCTATTTTAGACATTAGTGGAGTTGTATCCGCTGCTGCGTCTGCTGCATTAACACCAGCTTGTGCATCGTCAATTGATTTAATATCACTCGCTGCTTCAGTTCCTTGTCGCTCAACCATTCCTGATTTAGCTCTCAATGAATCTATACCCGCACCACCCATCTCAACGACATTAGTTGGGTTTAATGATTCTTTCATTGTTAGTAAATTTTTTTCTAATTGTTCTAGTTGAAAACCATTTAACTTATTGCCTGTAGCATAACCTATCGAAGACTCAATATCTGGTAAAACTTTTTGAGTACCAATAGCTAAAAATGATTCTGGGTTAATATCTTTTTGAAATAGCATTCCATCCTTGGGCCCGGAACCTAGAAAATTAACATTAGATTTAGTACCAATACTATTAGATATGTTAGCACCTAGTTCTTTTCCTAGTTGAATGATTCTGCTTAGTATTCTTGGATCAGCCATAATATTTCATAACTCCTTTTACCACTTTTTCTTCCTTATAATCCTCAGGATGTCTAACCATACCACCCTGTCTAATTCTCATAATAGCTTGCGTTGTGCTATCCACATAGTCATCATGCTCGCCAAACGGGAACGACGCACACTCCTCTACAACTTCCTGTGCAAAGTGTTCATGCATAGGAGCCCAGATTTTACCACTCTCAAAGAGAGGGGCTACAGAGTTTACTCTAACATGTTTATCATTTCCACGTGACGGAGTAAAGTTAATAACGGGGATATCCATTTGTCTTAATTCATGGGTCAAAGGCAGTCCTGAGGCCTTAGCCTCGATTATAACCATGTCGGGTTTCCAATCCAAATATTGCTGATAAGCAACACGTCTGAGTTCTGGAAATTCATATCGATCTTTAAAAGCATCGAGGAGTATTATATTCTGTCCATCGGCTTCAGTCTCAAAGACTCCCCAAGTAGTAATTGCCGAGTAATCTGATTTGGTGCCTTTAGTAAAAGCGGTGTCATAACTTTGAATAATGTAATCTGTTTTAGGT